TTAGAATTAATGTCTGAATTTGTAGAATTGTTAGTACCAAATGCTGGAAAAGGATCACCAATGGAAATTGAGGATGTGTATGAGCGCCAAAATAGACCTAACCAACGTAGTCTATTAGACCAAGCTGATTCACAAGCCTTCGGAGATGGGGAAGCTAAAGCTTTTTTAAAGAGTGAACCATTACAATCCGTTAAGGATCCTAGATTGATCACAGTCTATCCAACCTATGATAAGCGAGAATATGCTAGATACATATATGCTATCACAGATTATATAACTAAGTTTCAATGGTATGCATTTGGGAAAACTCCTAAATTGTTAGCCGCAGAGGTTGCCAAGATCTGCAGTAGTGCTAAAGTTGGGATAATTGCAGCAGACGCGAGTCGTATGGATGGTCATATAAATGACAATTGTCGTGTTCTAGAACGTATGATTCTAGTTAGATTTTTCAATAGGAAATACACTGCAACCATCATAGATTTGCATAAAGCTCAAACTAATATCAATGTTAAAACCACTATGGGTGTTAAATATAAGATTGAAGATCAAAGAGGTAGTGGTTCAGCAGAAACTGCCCTATTTAACACTATTGTATCAAAGTTTATTGATTATATCACTAGACGCAATTTAGGTAGTTCCCCAAAGGATGCTTTTAAGGCTCTGGGTTTATTTGGTGGCGATGATAGTATTGCTCCTGAATATCAAGAATTAAGTTTGCGTGGTGACGCCTTGGTTAAAGGTGCAGCTAGTATGGGACAAGCATATGAAGCTGTGGAATTCTCTCGTGGTCAAAAAGGAGTGAATTTCTTATCTAGATTTTATACAGATGAAGTTTGGTTTGGTAATGAGAACAGTATATGTGATCTACCAAGAATTTTAGGTAAAATACATGCTACGGTTAATTTAGGTACTCGGTTCACACCGTTGGATAAGTTGACCCAGAAGCTAACAGGATTATCATTTAGTGATGGCACAACCCCTGTGATTAAACAAATACTAACTGCTGCTATAAGAGTTGGTGTTAAAATTGATCAAGATGTCGTGTTAGATCAGCGAATAGTTTCTTATTGGAGTAAAT